GTCGATCATGTCAACAGATATCGTTCAGTGTTTAAAGAGTGAGGCAATGGAAGTCAGCCTTGAAGATTTCTCTCTCGGTACTCCTTCTGGAGGAATATGGGACAGAGATTTTCAAAAGCTTCTCCCAGGTACTAATAATACTTTGGGTGACATATCCCAGGAGACTAGTTGTATTTATGATCAATACAATACCTTTGATTTCTTATCCTTTTTCAAAAAAGGTTTAGATCTCCTTGATGTACAAAAGAAATCTCTTATTATCTCACTAGTGACCGTGCTGGTTGTAGATCTTTATGATACTATTGAAAGAAAAAATAGATCAAAAAAATTACTTGCATTCCAAAATAATATACCGAATAAAAAGTATATTAAACATATAGATTCCCTTATTGACCAATTAAAAGAAATAGAAGATCCAATTGATTTTGATTCTCAAAAGAATTTTTGGACTATTTCAAAAAATATAATCAAGGAACCAATGAACCTATATTCTGATAATAAATCAGAACAAGAATGGTTTCCTAAGGGTCTTTTTAAAAGATTCATGCAATCACGGACACATAAGAAGTGTGCCAGAAATCTCCAGTTATGGACTAATTGGTCAAATTGTAAGAGAGGTTGTGAACCCCTTTCTGATGATATGATATACGTACAGTATGAAAAACATATACGCTCAATGTCATCGGAAGACCAACTTAAAAACGATGATATGTCAAGAAAACAATTTGTAGACAATATCCAACCTCTTATTAAAGATTTAGTAGACTCTACATACAATGAATATAAGCACAGTATTTTGAAATTTGAGGGTTTTGATTTTTCACCCTCTATAAGTGCTTGTCAAGAAAATAAGTCTACTTTTGGTGGTGCTAATGCTTATATAATGTCTAAGTTCCTTAAATATGAATTTAATTTAAAAGAGACAGAGGAGGATATCTTACTATTTCTCAATGATAAAGAAACAGATGGTAGGATTTATAGGAAGTGCATTAGCTATTATTTAAGGGAAGAAGAGTTACATTCTATGACTTTTACAAATAAACTAACAAAATATGGCTTGAAAAAACAAGCCTTATTTGTCTATTATCGTAATGATCCGGATTTTATCGAATTTATTAAGCGCCATTTCCATCATTTATTGAAGCGGTATGCTGATTTTGATGAACAACTCTTTGCCGTTGCCCATGCTCTTAAAGAGCCTTTAAAGATAAGGATGATAACTAAAGGGGAAGCTCTCCCTTATTATTTTTCTAAACCTTTTCAGAAGATAATTCATAGTTTCTTGAGGAAAACACCTATGTTTGAACTTATAGGTTCTCCTCTAGATTATCTCCATATAGATCGTTTAGTTAAGAATAATCCCTTTAAGCCCGATGAATCATGTTGGGTTTCTGGGGATTACCAATCTTCTACGGATGCCTTATCTGATAGTCTTTCTAAGGATATCCTTGATAGAATCTTTATTGGATATCATGAAAAGATTATTATGGATCAGACTATCTATTGGAACTTTAGTTTGACTGATAGGTTGGATCATTATTGTAACCTTAATAAAAAATATCAAAATTTAATAAAAAAATGTACTTTTAATCACGTCATAGAATACAAAAGAATTAGCAAAAAGGAATCTGATTCCGAGAAGGATGAACTTTTCGAAAATTTAAAGAAAAAGCTCTTAGATCGCCCTGATTTTATAGACATGGGTGATTCTTTTATGATTGATCAGACTAATGGTCAATTAATGGGTTCCCTTCTTTCGTTCCCATTATTATGTTTAGTTAATTATTGTTTATATTTTAATGTTTATAAACAATCTTTTCCTGAAATTTCCAACAATAGAATTAATAATAATGTTCTTATTAATGGCGATGATATTCTTTACATTGCTGATAAGAACACTCC